ATGGTGTCGCCCTGCGCATCGTCGACCGCGCGGATCTTGGCCAGGATGCCGCGCACGATGCTCAGCCCGCCCTCGACCGTCACGGGGTAGGTACCGGTGTGCGCCTTCGAGAGCGCGAGCGTGATGATGGGGGCGGCCATCGAGCGGACGGTCGCGACCTCTTGCAGATCGTCCACGTCCACCACCACGCGCACGCCGGCAGCGAACCCGGTGCCCGACGCCAGCGTGATGGGCACGGGCGTCGAGGTCAACGCCGCCACCACGGCCGTCGCGGAGGTCGTGTCGGCCCCCTCGGTCATGTAGGTGGCGATCACCTGGTTGAAGACTTCCACGACCGAGATGTAGGGAGCTGCGCCCGCCGCCAGGACGTTGTAGCCCAGCTCAAAGCGCAGCTTGGAAATCTCGCTCGTGGATAGCGGCATGGTGCCCTACGCGCTCTTGGCCGCCTGGAACTGGTACCCGATCCGGTACGTGTCGGCGATCAGCCCGTCCGCCACCTTGTTGATGACGCTCAGGCGAACGGCGGACAGCCCGTAGGCAGCTGGCGGAGCCTGTACGTAGACCTCGACCGCCGCGGCCGTTCCGGTCGTCACCACGATCGTCGCGGGGTTGGCAAAGTCGAGGATCTTGTACCAATGGGCGCCCGCATCATTCGAGCCCTGCCACAGCACCTCAAGCGTGAGGGTCGCCGTGTTGGCCACGAGCGAGGCCCACGCCGAAAGCGTGCCGTCCTTCACTAGCGCCATGTCCAACGTCGGGCCACCGGTGATCGTGGTCTTGGCAATGCCCGTCATCACCACTACCCCGGTGTCGGCGTAGAGGTTCTTCTTGAGCGTGCTCACGGGGCACCGTCCTCTTGCGCGAAGTTGTAGCCGATCGCGTACGTGTCGTTGACGGTGCCGGCGATGAACCGATTGCGCACACTGGCGCGCGCGTACAGGGCCGAGTAGACGCAGCCCGGGGCCTCGAGCACGACCGACACGGCGGCGTCAGCCGCCGCGGTGCCAGACGCCTCGACCACGGGCACGAAGTTGTCGCGCGTGACCACCTCGTACCAAGGACCGGCACCACCGACGTTCGAGATTTCCCAGAAGGACTCGATCGCGATGGTGTCGGTCTCGGCCTTGACGGTCACGAGCGCCGAGAGGGATCCGCGCTTCACCAGCGACATGTCGAGCGACGGCCCGCCGGTGATCGTGTCTTTCGCGATCGCCGTCAGGACCGTCGCTCCGGTCGCCGCGTAGTTCCAACGCTTGGTTGCCATCGGAACACCCCGCTACGGCAGCAGGTCGTCCTTTTCGAAGCAGTAGCCGATGCGGTAGGTGTCCGCGATCAGCCCGTTGGCCACCAAGTTGATGACGGACGCGCGCGCGTACCGCCAGCCGTAGATCGACTCGGGCGCGGGCAGCACCTGCGTCACGATCGTGGTCGTGCCGGTGGCCCACACGACCTGCGCCGCGTTGTTCAGCGGCACGAGGTTGACGAAGGTGGCGCCATCGTTGCTCACCTGCCAGAACACCGCCAGCGTGATGGTGGCGGTATCGGCCACGACGGACGCGAGGCACGACAGCGTGGCCGTCTTGACCTCCGACATCAGCAGGGTGGGGCCCGGCGTGGTCGTGCCCTTGGCGATACCGGTCAGCACGACCGTGCCGGTGTCGAGGTAGTTGTAGACCAGTCGCTCGCTTTGACTCATGGTCGTTTCTCCAGTGGGTCGCGCGGGCGCCTAGCTGTGGCGACCGTTGATGATGAACCGGTTGTCCAGCGTCGCGAGGCCCATGTACATGAGCCAGATTAGCAGCGCAGTTTCGCCGTAGTTGTCGTTCGAGCTGTTGGCGATGCGCGGCAGCTCCGCAATCCCCACGCCCACGGCGCCGGGGCCGAAGAACTGGTCGTGGAAGATCGGGACCGTCACGGTCGGGGACAGTAGGGTCGTGCTGGTGAACAGGTGCAGCCGGCCGAACGACTTCCAGTAGGAGCCCTGGAACGCCGGGTTGAACTCGGGGTGGAACTCGGCGAGCCGCTGGAAGCTCGCATCGCTCGACAGTTGCAGCTTGGTCGTCGGGTTGACGACGCCACAGCGGAACCCATCGTCGAACGTCGGGACGTTCAGGATGTCGAACGTGGTCTCGATGGTCTGGAGCCACATGGCCGACGCGGGGTAGTCACCCGCCATCACGGCGGTCGCGTCCGCAATCATGCCGCGCGGCCGCACGATCGTGCCGGCCAACTCGAACCGGTCGCGGAGGAAGCAATCCATCGTGCGCTTGTGATCCATCTCCAGCGTCTTGGCCGCGATCTGCGCCGGCTCGTGGATGCTGAAGTGGCCGTCGAACCGCGCGACGCCGAGGGGCCGCACGCCAACGCCCGGGGCCGCACCGAACGCCACGCCGTCGCTGTAGGGGCCGCCGTACCGACGCACGGTCACGGGCACCTGGTCGCTCAGGCTGTTGATCGGCACCTGCGAGATGACGGCCCCCTCGGTGATTTCGCGCACGAGCTCGGTGTGCACGGTCGTGGGGAAGTTCGGGCGGTTCAGGCGGATCGTGTGACCCGGCATCTTGCCCTGGCCAATCTCGGGCACCACCTGGATGGCGGCCGACATGATGGGATCGGCGAGCATCAGGCCGTCGGTCTTGACGTCGTACGGCTCGCCGTTGGTCCCGAACTGGCGGCCCGGGATCGGGAGGCCGACCGAGCTGCCACCCGAAAGCTTGGCATTGAGCGCGACCTGGAACATGCGCGCGTAGGGGAACTGGGGCAGGGGCGGCGTCAACAGCTTGGCGCTGGTGATGTCGTAGTACTCCTGCGGGAGGGTCATTCTGCTGGTTTCAGCCATTGTCCTTGCTCGCTACGGTTGTGCCCCTGCCAGTCTCTACGGCGGTCCTCGCCTACTGGGCCTTGTGGATGTGTGGGGCGATCTCTTGGTGGTCGACGAGGATCCTCGCCGCGAAAGTGTCACGGCCGGCCGACTTGTGGCTCTTGTACAGAGCCAACCAGTCGATGGGCTGGCCGGGTTGCGCCGGCGCGGGCGCCAGTGCGGTCGGAACGGTCGTGGCGGCCGCCGGCACGGTCGCGAGATTGGGCTTGGCCGTCTCGGCGCCAATGCCCGCGAGCACCGTCCAGGTGGGGCGGAGCGCGTTGATGCAGCTGAGTTGCTGGGCCTTGTCGACTGGCGCGATGTTCAGCACGGCCGCGCGCTGCCCGTCCGTCAACTTCGCCATCTCGGCGTCGGTCTGGGCATTCAGCGCCGACTCCAACGCGGGGATGCGCTTGACTTGCGCCTTGAGCTGCGCCATCGCCTCGTCGAGCACTTGGCGCTCGGTCTTCTCAGAGTCGCGCCGCTTCTTGAGGTCGGCAAGCGCGGCCGAGATGTCCTCCACGCTCTCGACGCCGAGCGACTTGAGCATGGTGCGCTGCTCGCGTTCGAGACGCGACTTGAGCCACGCGGGGTTCGGCTCGCCCCCGCCGGCCGGTTGATCGGGCACGGCGGGCGGCACCACCACTGCGGCGGCGGCCGGGGTTGCGGCGGGCGTAGCCGGGGGCGGAGTTGCAGTTGCGGGCGCGGTGGTCTCTTCGGGCTTTGCCATTGGCTGTCCTCGTGTCCACGCTTAACCGGGGTGGGGCCCGTGTGAGGGGTGAGCCGCCGGCACGCACCGGGCGCGCAGCGGTAAGGTAAGGGGTCGGGCGCTAGGCGATGAGCCGTGCGTACTCGACGCAGAACACCATGTCGCGCGTCCAGGTGGCGGCCGCGGCCCACGCGCCGTTGCCCTTCTCGGTGGCCTCGTCGGCTACCAGGATGTGGCACACGACCGTGCCGGCCGTCACGACGCAAGCGCCGGCTCCCACCTGCACGCCGTTGTCCAGCCCGCTGGACACGCAGCAAGCCTGAAGCGCCGTGATGGTCTGGCCGTCACGGAACGAGTTCTGAATCACGACGGTCGGGTTGAACGACACGCCGTCAGCCTGCGCGTACGCCGTCGCGTTGTTCGCGTTGACGCTCACGTAGCAACGCTCGATCGCCCACTGATGCGCGGCGATCAATTGGGTTCCCTGCGATCCGGTGACGGGCCCCGCGCCCCAGGCACCAGTGACTACTGCCGGTCCGATTGCCATGTGCTAATTCCTTGTTGAATGGGCACGGCTTCACCCGGCCCGAAAATTCGTTGCTACTCTTCCACGACCTTGCCGCGCGGTCGCTTGCTCGTCCTAGGCGCCGCCACCTCGACGGGCTCGGGCACGGCCGACATCACGGTCGCGACCGACCACGATGCCTCACCGCACGCCGGGCACACGCGGGCCTCGGCATCACACTCGGTGCCGCAGCACTGACAAGTCTTGGTCATGGCGTCCTGATCACTTCCCGAGCAGCCGCTTGAGCTGCTTGGCTTCGGTCTTGAGGGTCTCGCGCTGCGCTTCCACCTCGACGAGGCGAGCTCGGCATTGGTCGAGAAACGTGGCGGGGCCAGTTGGCGTCGCCATTAGCCACGGGCTCACCGGCGGCGCGGGTCCGGCGATCGGCATGGCGACCGGTGGCCTGCCCGCTGGCGGGGGCGTCGCAACACCCACGACCGTCGTGCCCACGTCATCCGTCGGTCGCGTCGGCTTCGTCGGTGACAGGCAAACGGGGCACCGGGCGATCGCGTTCGATGGCCGCGCGCAGTCGGTTTTCGCGTCGCTCATGCCACCGGCGCCTGGCTCCGTGTACGGCGGCACCATGCCGGCGCAGTACGCGCACCACTGCAACGTCTGCAACGACTCGACCTCGCCCCCAGCTTGCGGAGGCTGTACCTCTACCACCTCAGTCGTTTTCGCTTCGTCCACCGCTTCCTCCTTGCCGCGCCCCCGCGGCTACGCTGCTAGTTCGGCGAGCGACTCGCCCGCCTCCAGTTCGTCCGCCTCGCCCCCGCTCGACAGCAGCCACACGACGTCGAACCAGCAGAGGCACCGCGGGTGAACGTCGCCCGGCTCGCCGAGCTTGAAGTCGTCCGACATCACTACCATCTCGCCGTGTGCACCCGCGCACTGGTCGCACGTCTCCTTCTCGAGCGCGCTGCACCACACCTTCCACGGCACGACCGCCAGATGTTTGGTCAACGGAACGATGGCGCGCGCGACCGCCGACCGTTCGGCCGTGTAGGCCGTGCTCGCCTCGGTCGTGGCGTCCATCCGCAGGCGGAATAGCTGCGCCCCGTTCGCTTCCCCGATGGCCGCCCGTTCGCTGCCCGCCACGTCGAGCGACTTGCGTGCCGATGCCAGCCAGTAGCCGGCGAATGCGGCGGCCGTCTGCCGGGCCCGGCGCTTGTCGGCCGCCAGGCTATCGGCCGTTTCGATGTCGCGCCCCGGAATGCCCAACTCGTCAAGCATGCGGTCGCGCCCTGCTCGACGCGCCGCCCGCCTGCCCGCCAGGATGGTGGCGGCGAATGCCGCCGCGATGCCGCGTGATGCGCTCCTTAGCAGGCCAAGGCCCGACCCGGCGGCGTAACCCGTGCCGAACGCCAGCGCTCGCTCTAGCCCAGCCTGTAGCCTGCCCTCGGCCGTCAGGAGCGCGGCCGCGTTGTGCTTGCGCGAGATGACCAGGCTACGCTGTTGCGCTGCCGATAGGTGCCGCGTGTGGGTCGGTTGGCTCATCCCGCTCGATCCCCACACCGCAAAGGTCTAGGCCGAACGATCCGATCATCAAGTCGGGCTTGCCGTGGCCAGTCTCGCACCATTGGCGCAGGGCCGAGTAGTGCGGCTCACGTAGCCGAATCTGCTCCGGCAGCTTTCCCCGTCGCCTTGCCTTTCGGATTGCCAGGCGCATTTCCCGCAGCACCGTCCGGCCCAGCGTTGCTCTTGCCACCTCCGCGTTGTGCTCCTCCACCGTCGTCATCTTGCCCACCCATGTCCCCTAGAGCCGCCCGAAACTGCTTGGCCTTCTCTTCCGCTTCGTCCGCTAGCTCGTCGATGTACTCGTCGATGTTGCTTGCCGGAATGTCTTGGTAGAACGGCTCGATCCGTGTGACCGCCGTCTTGAGCGTGACGAGGCCCGCCTGCTTGTCGTCGCGCGCTTCCTTCGCCACCGTGCTCTTGTCCGCATCGGTCGGCGGGAAGTACGCGGGCCAATCGAGCAACAGGGGCGGGTCGAACCAGCGGGCCGTCCTGGTGCCGTCGCCGTTGTCGACCTCACGCACGAATCGCGCGAGCGTCTTGCCCATCGACTTGGCGCCCGCGAGGTACAGCGCGCCACTCGCCTGCGTCGCGTGATGCATGACGATCCGAAGGGCCAACCGAACGATCGGCAAGATCCAGCCGTCGCCGAAGTCCACGCGATAGCGGTCGCATCGGCTCAGCTGCTTCTGCATCATCCACTTGAGCGCTTCGCCTGACAGGCCGGTGAACCGTAGGCCGCCGCCCGCCTTGCCCGGCTCACGGTCGCGCACCCAGCCGAGCGCATCGGCGATCATCTCGCGCAAATCGTCACGGTCCATCGCGATGGCTTCGAGCGCCTCTTTCGGGAGCGTGAGGACCTCGACCTTCACGTCCTTGCTATCGTACCGCCAGACGACGCCCGGCCCCTTCTTGCGCCGATCGCCGCCCGCCTCGACCCCGCCCATTCCCCATTGCTCGTTTGCCGCCTTGACGTCTTGCGACTCGATGGGGTAGGGCGCGAGTCCACGGGCCGGTCGACCCATGGCCGTGGGGTTGTGGCCAGCCGCCACGCCCGTTTCGACGAACTGTGGGTCGCCACAGTACAGGGCGGCCCGGTTGTGCTGGCTGCATGCCCGGTTGAGCGCGTCGATTTCATCCAGCAGGTCGGCATGAATCGCGTGGCCGTCGCGCTCGCTCTCGGGCATGAGCTTGCGATCGAAAGCGTACCAGTGGGCCGGCACGAATCCGTAGCCGTGCTGCACGCTGCCCTTGCCAATGGCCTTCGCGTGCCACGTGGGTTCGGCGCCGTCGTCCTTCGCATCCGCCGGCTCGTACACCGTGTCGGTCGTGGCCGTGATGGTGCGGCGGTAGAGCTTGGCCTTCCGCTTCCACTTCTTCTCGGCCGCGTCGTACTCCGTGATGGTGTAGGGGTAGCGGATGTCGAGCTCGTCGAGCTGGTCGGGGTCGAGTGCATTCCACGTGGGAGTGCACCACTTGGCCGCCAGATTCTCCAGCACGAGCTTGCCGCGCTTGGCCCCAATGGTCGTCACGACCGTGCCGCACGACATGGCGGCACCCAGCGCCTCGTGAGCCGCCGACAGGGCGCGCGCATGTTCGGTCATGCCGTCGAGAAACTCCTCGGTCTCCTCGCGCTCGTCCTCCGCCATCGCGAGCGAGTCGTCCCACACGTCAGGCGCCGGCTTGGCGTTGCCCTTGGGCGAGTCGTCCTCGGCGGACTGCACCTTGATGGTGGGCCACCTGCCCTCGCCGAGTAGCAGGTCCTGGTAGCTCGAAATCGCGTTCGACGAGATGGGCTCGACCACGTGAGGCCCACGCTCAGCAAGCGGGACGTCGCGCTCGGGCCAGATCCAGTGTTGCATGCCGGCGTACTGCGTGCCAGCGCAGTAGTCCTCAAGCCGCGACAGCCGCACGTAGCGGGGCGACAGGTTCGCGCGTACCGCCTTCTGCGCCTCCTGCTCGCTGCGTTCGTCGATGTGGCTCGGGTCGGTCATGCTGCGGCCTTCCTGGCCAATCGCTCGTCAGCCCATCGCTTGGCCTCGTCGGCCGTCGCGTGTGCGCTTGGCTCACCGTCGAGGCAATCGGCTATCCAGTGGGCGGGCCATCCGAATCGTCGCGTGCCTGGGCTGTGCCACACTTTCGCGACGCACCCGCCGATGATTGGGTCGGCGCGCTCGAAGAAGTAGTCGGCCTCGTGCTCGCGCTTGCCCGGCACGTGCCGCCACGCGCTGGCCATCAACCCCACTCCTGCGTCGTCCAGGCGACACGCTCGCTCGACGGGAAGCCGAAGCGACCAACCAGGGCGTAGCGTAGCGCATCCATCGCGTGGTTGTTCTTGTCCTCGATCTCCTCGCCGTACCGGTCTGACTCGCCTCGCAATGGCTTGCGTCGGTACGTCGTGATCTCGTTCAACGTGTGGGCACAGCTCGGATCGATGTAGAGGCGCGACCAGCGGTGGTCCTGCTCATCCACCACGTCGCCGCGAATGAACAGCTTGTCGGCAACGCACGCGACTCCCTGGAGGATCTTGTTGTTCGCCCCCTCGATCGCGATGCCGACCTCAGACGCGAGCGTCGCGATGTTGGCGGGCTGCGACGGGTCGGCGTACCATCGGGCATCCGGATAGAGTTGCTTGATCGTGCGCGCCTTCTCAGCCCACTGCCCGACCGTGAGCTTAGGCGCCACGTCCTCGTGCATCACGTACGCCTGCGCGTCGGACCCATGGCCAACGATACCGATCACTAGGAAGACGCCCGGGTTCTCCCAGCCCCAGTCGACCCCCACCACCACGTCCGACAGCCGCGCGCTCGCCGGCAGCGCTCGCACGTGGAACGCCGGATCGAAGATGTCGTAGACCTGGCCCTCGCCAGAATCGAAGTCGCACTCCCACTCGCGCTTGAATGTCGAGGGCGTCATGGTGAGACGCTGCTGCTCGACGTACTCCTGGCTGACGATGCGCGGGCACTCGCGGTATGTCGCGTGCACCGAATGGTGATGCGCAAATTCAGGCTTGTCGCTCTGCCCACGCAGATAAAGCTTGTAGAGAAGCCCGTGCCGCCCACGGCGCGGCGTGCCTCCCACCAGCGTGAGCCTGTAGCTCCACCGCTCACTGAACCACGGGAGCGCGACCGACTCGTAGACCGACAGGTCGATGTTGTCGGCCTCGTCCAGCAACATGACGTCGCAGCGCTTTCCCAGTGCCGACTTGCTCGTGTGCTCGGCGGCGGGGAACGGCTTGATGATGCTGCCGCCCGGGAACCGAATCTCCAGCGTCGATCGGTTGACCACTCCGCCCAGGAACTTCCAGCTGCGGTCCGGCGCGCCGGGGTCGTCGCAGTCAAGCTCGCCGATGAAGCCGGGGTCGTAGATGTCGCGGAAGTGCTTGAGCGTGTCGACCAGGAAGATGATGCGGATGCCGCGCTGTGGCCCGTGCCGCACGCCATCAAACTTGGCGACGAGCAGCAAGGCCACGTGCCACAAGAACCAACTCTTGCCGGTGCCACGGCCCCACGCGAGGCACAGGGTCGTGCCCCACTTGAGCAGTTCGAGCGCGCGCGACTGCGGAGGCTCGAGGTCAAGCAGCATCGACCAGCTTGGCGTCGGCGCTCGGCGTTGGCCCTAGGTCCAGCATCACGCGCCCGCCCGAGGTCACGATCTCGATCGACGGCTTGCCCACCGCCACCGACTCGTCTTCTCCTGCCTTGGGACCGTACAGCCGCGGTGCAAGCTTTTCGAGTAGCCAGGCGCGCGCCTTCCAATCGGGCCCCCCCGACTTGGACGAGAGCACGCCCACGCGAACCTCACCCACCAACTCGACTACAGCCCCGGACCGAGCGGCCTCGACGCTGGACGCCCAGTCCACATCGGATGGATCGGCTCCGTCCTCCTGGGCTAGCCGGAGACGCGCGCGCACGCGGGTCGGGTCAAGCCGTAGCGACTTTGCCGCTACCTCCAGGAAGTTTGCGCCGCGAAGCAGCTCGCACAATTTCGGCAGAGCCGCGTCGAGCCTTTCCCTGTCGGCCTTCCCGATGGGCGCCTGTGCCATCCGTCTACCCGCCTGCCCCTCTACCGCCCGTTACCGCCGGCGTCGCGTGGGGCCGCGTTGCGTCCGCGCTGTCAATTGAGCGCGGAATTATTGATGTCGAGCGAGTCGCGCAGTACCTCGGCCAGCCACACGGCCACGAATCGGGCCGAGTCGTCTAGCGGCACGGGGTACCAGTCGCTCCTGATGCCCATCGCGTCCTCGTGCAGGGCGCATTCTAGGCAGTAGGCGTCGTGGCCAATCTGCACCAGCCTGACGGCCCCACGCTCGCCCAGAATCCTCGGATACTTGTCGCTTGCCATCGTCCCTGTCCTCCTCACGCGATGTCATCTTGCGGCGTCGGTGCCCCATGGCACTCACCGAACGGCTTGCCCGAGCCACACGCGCACTCGCCAGCATGCGGGCCCGTGACGAACGCCATGGGCACGGGCGAAGTCGCGTCCGGTGATGCGGGCGCTTGCGCTTCCGGCTCGCTCGGCAGCTGAGCCTCGAGCGCCGCGATCACTGCGGCCAGGTCGCCCGTCTTGCGCGCCACATCGACGGCGGTGCGCAGTCCCACCTCGTACCCCTCGGCGAATGCCCGCGACGCGACGGCCTCGACCATCTGGCACACGTTCTGCCGCGCGATGGCCCACCAGGTGTCGTGGTCGTGCGTCACGGCCTAGCGCTTACCCTGGGCGCGCACACCATGACCACGGCAACTGTCGGTGCGTGGTCCACCTCGGTGGCGCCGTCCGCAATACGTGCACGCCCCACGCGAGCCCGTAGGCAAGTCCTGCCGCAATGCTGGACTCCACGGCCACTCGTCGTCGCTCAGCGCGACAGCCAGGAGCATGAGCGTGATGGCTAGTGCGCCGATCACGGGAACGACTCCTCGCGGTAGTCGTCCGCTGACCAGTCGGCCGGCAGCACGACGTGCTCCCACAGCCGATCTACCTCGCCGTCGCCGTCGATCGTGCGCGAGGGGTCAACGTGCGACATCGCGTCACGGGCATGCGCTCGCGTGGCACGCTTCTCGGCGCGATCCATGGCCAGCTCTACGGAGCGGTCGCTCCTGCGCCACCCCGCCTCATCCGCCCTTGCCGCCACCGCTAGCGCTTTTCCGAACTTCCCCATCACCAACGCTCCTGCTATTCGTATTCGGACAGCGCCGTGCTCGCCAGTGCTCGCC